GTCTAGGTTTTGGTCTAGGTTTAGGTCTAGGTCTGTGTCTAGGTCTGGGTCCATGTCTGGGTCTGGATCTAGGTTTTGGTTTTGGTCTGGGTGTAGGTCTAGGTCTTTGTCTAGGTCTGAGTCTAGGTCTTGGTTTTGGTCTATGTCTGGGTTTTGGCCTAAGCCTAGGTCTTGGTCTAGGCCTAGATATATTTAAAAATAAAAGGAAAACAAATGAGCTTTACTGTTTTTGATTTTGAATTGCCGACAAAACAAAAATGATTCATCTAAAATCAAATGAATGGTCTGTGTCTAGGTCTGGGTTTGGGTCTTGTTATAGGTCTTGGTTTTGGTCTAGGTCTGGGTTTTGGTTTTGGTCTTGGTCTAGGTCTAGTTCTAGGTTTAGGTCTGGGTCTATGTCTTGGTTTGGGTCTAAGTCTAGGTCTTGGTCTAGGTCTAGGTCTAGGTTTAGGTCTGGGTCTATGTCTTGGTCTTGGTCTAGTTCTGGGTTTTGGTCTAGGTCTTGATATATTTAAAAATAAAAGGAAAACAAATGAGTTTTTTTACTAGCAGAAGTGGGATGGAAATAACGGGTGATCCAGTCAATGCATTCGCTCCTGAATTTGAAATTATACCCGACGGGACAATGGCGATTGCTGAAATAAAAACAATTAATATTGTTGAAAAAGATAATCCTAAATTTGGATTTCAAAAATTTATTGAATTTACATGGAAGATTATTGATGGCGATTATGCACGGCGTGAAGTGACACAAAAAATAAAAGTGTTTACGGGCAAGCCTGAGCAAATAGACAGGGCGCTTAACATGCTTAAGCTTCTCATGAATATTTGTAACTACCGATTTTCACACGATGGTGAACCGACGGTTCATGATTTTAATGGAATGATAGGTAAGCGATTGGGTATTAAAATTAAAGAATGGTCGTTGCCAAAAGAAGATGGAACAGGATTTATGGAGGGTAATTTTGTTTCCGAAGTACATGCTATTCAAGGGTTTCAATCTGAAGTAGGTGTAAGAAAAACACGCGTTGAAACCGCATTTAGTCGCAATGCTGAGCGTAACGATCAGCTGGAAAATGACATCCCTTTTTAATAAAAAACATGAATAATTTATCTAGCAATGATAATGATGCTTATTTCGGCGATGGTTCCGGCAACGGTGGAAATTCCGGTTGCGGTGCCGGTGGCAATTCAGGTTGCGGTGCCGGTTATGGCAACGGTTCCGGTTACGGTGACGGTTCCGGCAACGGTTGCGGAGACGGGGGATGTGATGGTTCCGGCAACGGCTCCGGGGATAGTTTTGGCTTTGGTTTTTGTTCCGGTAACGGCAACGGTTACGGTGCCGGTAACGGTGATGGTTTTGGCTACAGCTCAGGTAAAGGTGAAAGTTAATAACAAAGGAAATAAAAATGAACGATTCATTAAAAAACGGAAGCCTGACGTATTTGATAAATAACTCAATTAATCAATCACAGTCTCGAGAGCTTCGAGATTATATTGGTGCCAGTTCAATTGGCAACCCATGTCACAGGGCAATCTGGTACAAATATCACGGGTATGAAAATTCTTATTACTCACCAAAGCAATTAAGGAACTTTTCAATAGGCCACAAACTTGAAAGCTTGATATTGGATTTATTGGAAGGAGCTGGATTAAAACTTTCTCGAACATGGTTTGATTTAAAAGATGAAGAATTGCCTATTTTTCAAGGTCATATTGATGCTATGTGGTTGTTTGAGGACAACACACCTAGGGCTATTATTGAAATAAAAACGGCGAGAGATTCAAGTTTTAACATATTTGTTAATAAAGGGCTTGAAACATGGTCGCCCACTTATTACGCGCAAATACAAGCATATATGGGCATGTCAGGAGTTTATAGTTCCTATTTAGTTGCCTTGAACAAAGACACGAGCGACTTACACGATGAACACGTTTTGTTTGATAAAGACTTTTACGAAAAATTAAAATTGAAAGCAAAATTGATAGCACAATCGGGTTGTGCGCCGCCAAAAATAAACAACAGTCCTCTTTTTTATATCTGTAGAAATTGTTCTTTTAAAGGTGAATGTCACAAATGACGCAAAATGGATATTATTAAAATGAATATGCGTAATATAATTCTGTTAGCCCAAAAAAAAGATTAGCTACTTCTCGTCGCTAAAGTTTAATATTTACTTTTATCATTCTGTCAATTAAGATTGCATTCTTTTTGACAGGAGTCTTTTATGAGCGTTTTAGTTATTATGAGAAATAATGAAATATTTACAAATTCACAAGCAATTGCAGAAGGAGTAAATCATAGTCACAGCACTGTATTAAAATTAATCAGGAATTCAATGGATTTAGAGCAACTTCGAGATTTAAAATCTGAAACATTGAAAACAAAAGGTAGGGATGGAGAAATATTTTATTTAACAGAAGAGCAGGCGACTTTAATAATTACTCTTATGAAGAATTCTCCTATAGTTAGACAGTTTAAAAGCAAGCTAGTGAAAGAATTTTTTAAACAAAGGCGTTTGCTTCAAAATTTAATTAATCAGCGCGCAAACGCTGAATGGATAGAAAAAAGAAAAGAAACGAAAATTATTCGGAAAGAATGCACTGATGTCATTCAGAAATTTGTTGCATACGCTAAATCACAAGGGAGCCAATCAGCCTCAAAGTATTATATGACTTTAAGCAGGCTTGAATTAACTGGTTTGTTTTTGATGGAGCAGAAATATCCAAATGCTAGAGATGTGATGTCAATGCGTCAATTGAATTTAATTGAAATGGCCGATGAAGCTATTGCAATAGCTTTAGAAGAAGCCATGAATGAAGGTGTCCATTATAAAGAATGTTTTATTAGGGCAAAAGAAAAAATTCAATTATTGGCTAAAATATTTCCTCCGTCACCTTTGCCGTTGTTGCTTGGTAATGGTTAACCTTTTAAAGGTGAATGTCACAAATGACGCAAAAGTAAGAGTATAGCAAATGCCTGTGACGTTAAGACCATACCAAGAAGATGCCATTAAAGAAACATTTACTGCATTAAAAGAGTCTGACGAACCTGTTTTAATGGAATCAAGTGTTGGATCAGGCAAAAGTATCATGATCGGATCCATTGTTAAACGATTTGAAGACCAAGACAAAAGAGTTCTATGTCTAGTCAATAGCTCAGAGCTCGTTAGAAATAACTCTCAAGCATTTAAAGATTTAGGAGGTTCACCGTCAATATTCTGTGCCTCTTTAGATTTAAAAGAATACACAAACAATATTATATTTGCCACTCCTCAATCAGTAATAAGCGCTATTAAAAATAACCACCCTATCAGCCAAATTATTTTTAATATAATAGTTGTCGATGAAGCTCATGGAATTAATTATACCGCAGAAAGTAGTATCTTTATGAGGATTCTGCGACATTACAAGCAAGCATACCCGCCCATGAGGCTACTTGGACTTACAGGTACAGCATTCAGAGGGTCAACTTCAATCGTTGGGGAGAATGCACTATTCAAGACTCAAGTCGGCAACATTTCAACTCAATATCTAATCAAACATGGTTTTTTAGTTAAACCAAATTTTGGTGGTATCGAAACAGAGTCATATGATTTTAGTAAATGCAAAATAAAAAATACAGGGGAATTTAATGGTCGCGATTTACAAGTCGAAGTTAATTCTAAAAAACGTCTTACATGGGAAATACTACAGAGTTTGCAGATTATTATGCAAAGTAGAAATATATGCATGGTATTTTGTAGCACACGCCCTCATTGTTTTGAGGCTTTAGAAGCACTTCCAAAAAATGAAGCTCGTGTTATCTTAGGTGACACTTCGGATGACGAACGCAATGAATCATTGACTTTAGCTAGACAAAAAAAGATAAAGTACTTAATTAGCATCAATTGCCTGATGACCGGAGTTAACATCACGGCACTCGATTGTATTGCATGGCTCAGGCCAACCAGCAGTTTATTGCTTTATATTCAAGGTATTGGAAGAGGATTAAGATTGCATGAAGGAAAAACTGATTGCCTTGTGCTCGATTTTGCCGGGAATTTAGAACGTCATGGAGACATAGATAACCCCATTATCAACGAAGCATTACAACCCACCGAAGAAACAGAAAAAGATTACGTTATTTTATGCCATGATTGCAAAACCATGAACACAGAGCACGCAAGAAGATGCATCGGTGTCATCAACGATAAGCGATGTGAGCATTATTTTGAGTTTAAAAACTGTCCTATTTGCGATATTAAAAACGATTCTACCGCTCGATATTGTCGTAATTGCCAACATGAATTAATTGATCCCAATTCCAAGCTTAAGAAATTATACAGACAATTTACAACGGGCGTTATAACCGCGACTTATAATCTGCATGGTCAATCGGTAGTTGTGAATTACGCAACTGATCATGGCGTATTTACCGAAAGCTATTCCGTTCATTCTGACAGAGCAAGGAATATTTTTTACGCAAAATTTGTACGCTTTCACATTGAAAAGCCTAGTCAGTATTACATGGGATTAAAATATCCCAATACGATTAAAAAATTACTGGAGGATAAAAGCCTTAAAACGCCATCGCAGTTGGTTTGTGAGGCAGATGTTATAAAGCGTAAAATTTTTTTATGATGAGCTCTGCTTCTTCATACCCATGTGACACATGAGCTGCATATCCCTCATCAATCATGTCTGAAATAAACTTTAATTGCTCTGCGCTTAACTTTCCCTTTTCGGCCTTCAATTCCAGCCATAGACCCTTGAATTTTTCATTTCCGGCAGGAAAGAATAGGTCAGATACTCCTTTTCTAACACCCATTTTAAACTGTATGGAACGCCATTGCGGAGTGGCCTTCTGTTCTTGCATGTTTGCTTGAAATTTGATGGTGGGATGGACTTGCCTTAGCCAATTTACGATGTTGTATTGAATGATTCGTTCTGGATGATTCAAGGGTATTCACCATGGATGATTCTATGGGATATATCGTCAAGTCTTTTCTCTCCAACTTCTTCAGCCCACTTGCTTGCTTTAAGTTCATCCGCTGCTTTTTGGTAATCTTTAGTTAAAAAGGCATTGAGCATGTTGCGAAATTGGGATAGGTTTGGCATTCCCATATTAAAATGAAGCTCAACAAGAACGCCTTGTCGCACAATGTCTTGAATTGTAAACCACGTGTAGATGGACAGTTCTTTGATGGATTTTTCGAGGTCATTGTTAAGTAGATAAAAAGCCTCATCAATGGAGATTCCGCCCCCTTTTTTCTTGTCAATTAAACGCCCTATACCTATTGTCCAATAGCCTAAAGAGTCTTGATAGGCATAGGACTTAAAGCCTTCGTGCAAAACGATTTGGTTTTTTAGATTTTTGTCGTTTAGGATTTCGTCCATTATGATTATCTTCTTCGTCTGGCTATTATTTTACCATATGCGCTGAGGGTGCCAGCCAGAAAATTGCAGCTAGTCGTTAAATAAACCGTAGTGGTTGATGATACATTAATAATACAGGGCGATAATGATAGTTTAGGTATTGCTGTCGTTAAATTAAAAACACCTCCGGTCGATGGTGATACGACCAAAGCGGAGGAAGAGCTTAGGCTTTCTGTTGCCGGAATGGAGCTCGTTGTTGTTGTTATTCCCCCCGCCAAACTATTGGGATTAGCAAGCGCATTTGCATTGAAACTGATATTCCCCCAGACATCCCAGTCGCCTGCTGTTAGAGAAATTGATGTAACATTTGCGGGTGTATTGTTTGTTAAGCTAACAGCCGAACCAGACACAATGACAGAAGAAATTACTTCGCCGACATAGCTTGCTGAGGCATTTGATCCAGAAGTTACACCCGTTATACCTTGCGTATCGGGCGTAAATTTTATCTGGCCAAAAGTAGAATATAGCGCAGTAATCGATAGTGTTGTATTGATTTTGTTTGCTGTTTGGTCAGATGTTATGTTTTGATATCCTAATAATCCCGTACCATCAATCATAAATCCCGAAGTAGCGGCACAAACTAATATGGTATTGCTTATTTTTAAATATCCAGAGGCTCCAATCGTAAAACATGACGCATTTACAGCGGAACAATCAATGTATGAAAAACTTACCAAAGCTTGTCCGCCAGTAATTGAATAAAAATCGGCGCATTCACAATATTCAAAAACGACATTACCACCTGAGATTGTAGATACGTAAGATGTGTTGGTTGCCAAAGGATTTAAGCGGCAATAAAATAAGGAAACCTTGCCATTTGTGACGTTTAGTGATTTTGATGTGTTTGCTACAGAGCCAAAAATAAAACAATAATCAAGAAAAGCATTAGCACCAGCCCCAGTACTTTCAAAAATAGAAACACCAGAAGAACCGCCAAAAAAACCACATTCATAAGCATTAAAATTTGAAGATGTAGCACCTTGCAATGAAATCGTAGGGCTTGTTGTGTTTGAAGTAAAAATTAAGTTTTTTAATTGGGTTGTGCCAGTCCCTGAATAAACGGCATTTCCAACAATCTTAACGTCTCCATAAATGGCACATGCTAAATTCACCCATGGTTGCAACGTTAAATTTTCAGTATAAGTGCCCGATAATATCCAAACTGCCGCAGGAGAACTACTTGAAGCTCCGTCAGAAACGGCCTGATTAATTGCTGATTGAATCGTTGTAAATCCGCCCTCGCTAGCAACCGATGAAACAACATATTTAGCTGGACCACCTGATGTGATTAAGCCAGTTCCACCAAAAAATGATGGAATTGGCGTGGTTGCAGTATTCAGATTATTATTAATCGCCATTATTAATCCTTTATTAAGCCGTAATAAATCCTGAAGAAACAGGACCCGTCATTGCCCAAGTGGTATTTGCTACAATACAAATGACTTGTATAGCATCGTAGTTATTAGCAGATGAGACGGAACCACCTGATGTGGTTGCTGTTTGGCCTACATGAATGGTTTGACCTGCGTTAGCTGCTAATGTCCATCCACCTGCGCCCAATCCCTGAACGGCGACTACAGAGCCTAGTGAGGCGATTGCTGGCAATGTAATTGTTGTCAAGGCAGCATTTTGATTGATATAACCTGTATCTACAACGGCGGCTTGTGTCGTACCTGCAACGCCCACGTAGGGCAATACTCCAGTTGCGCCTGTGGTTGCAATTGATATTGAACCTGGGCCATTAGTAACTGTAATCCCAGAACCCGCAGTAATTGCAGCTGCTACATAATTTGTACCATTCCCAACAGGTAATTGACCATTGGTAGGAACTGTATTAATTCCTAGGCCCCCTTGAGTGACCGGAAGTGGTGTAGTCCCTAAGTTTAGCGCATTATTAATAGCCATTATTTTTGTCCTTTAAATGATATTTAAATTGCCTTGAGGCGCACCCAAGCACGTCCAGGTAAGATTATCTTGCATACAAACAAGTACAATTGAATCGTTTGCATTCGTAGCGCTTACGCTTCCTGATGAACCCACCGTTGATGCAATTGAACCAACAATTACTTTTTGCCCTGCGTTTTGCGCAATCGTCCATAAACCACCGCCAAAGCCAACAATATTGATTTCATCACCAAAAGAACTGGTTGTGGGCAATAATAAATTAATGTTTGAGCCTGTGTTAATCTGATATCCATTGTTTGGCGCCATTGATGTATTAGTGGTAACTTGATTCCAGCTGAATGGTGATGCAGATGCGCTAATAGAAATTGTAGAGCCTGCTTGCTCGATGGTAACGCCTGCTCCAGCAACCAATTCAATAGATTTAGTCCAAGAAGTACCAGTCGTTGTGCAAACCCAAAGAATGTGATTAATGGTATCCCAGCAAAGTTGATACGTTTTGCCAGTAAGTACGCCATTAGGATTTCCAGCATTGTATAAAATAATGTTTGATTGGAATAAATCATAAACCTGTTGCAACGTTTCTTGGTTTGATGTTCCCGGCAAAGAGGGGCTTACATAGCCTTGAACCGCACAAATAATGTCTGTTAATTCGGCTGTTGATACAGCAGGTAAATCCGTATAACGTTCATTGGCCATGTAATTATTCCTAGGGGTATGAGACTTGATAGAAAGATACGCCAATTACACAAGTCGCATTGTTAGTTATAAAGTCAATAACATCGCCCGCATAAACGGTTCTTTTGTATTCAACAGCACCCGATATTAAATCGGAATTTGATGCTGCAAAAGTACCGCCCGCAGGTATTGCAGCGGTTGCATTTCGAGCACACCAAACCCAACCCGATGGCTGTAATCGCACATACATAATCCATACCGCATGAGTAGATGGTACTGTTATTGTTGAATGCGTGCCTGTTGCGAGCGTTGCTGAGTATTTATTTGTAGAAAACTGAGGAGAGTAGGTATTTAATCCTGACAGGTCGCGCGAAAATAAAAGGTTCGTAGACATCGTTTGTCCTTAAAGTTTTATGTAAATATTAGTATACGTTCCTGGCTGCGTGACGTTAGACAAGCCGCCGTTTGGATTGTTGTTATTTATTGACAATGACAATGAGCTAACGGGGTATCCCGCTAAATTCGAAGAGCCCGCACCCACATTTGTTCCTGTTACTGAAAAGTTTGCGTTTGTAGTACCTGTATGCGAATGCGGTCCAACTTGATTGCTCAGTTGACTATGTCCGTACTCACCTTCATTTGAACCTGAGCTTGATGTATATGCCGTATTTATTCCGGTTCCAGAATCCGTATAAGCTATTAAATTTCCATTAATGGCATCATTAAAAGTGTTTGCAATACCAAAATTAGTGGGCGATCCAACAGCTGCATAATAAATAGTATTTGCTAGAATTCCGGTGGGAAGTGCGCCTGTGGTTTGAAAGGTCAACGGCATTCCGGTGTACATGTTCATTTTGTTTGATGCAGATAAAATCAAAGAAAAAGTATAAACCGTTGACGTTCCACCACCCGTCGCAAAAGGTATGTAATATCCTGCTTGAGCATTACCCAGTGTTGTCGATAAAAAGAAAGAGTTAGAAGATACCGGAACTAAATAATAATTCGTAACCGCCGAAATACTTGATGGAAGTGTACCGCTTAATTGCACAATCTCGCCAAATATCAAAGGAAAAGAAGTTGCGCAGGTTATTAATAAAGAACCGTTGCTGTTGGAATATGACACCAAAGATGATAATTGATTTGCAGTAAATGAAGAAGTATATAGTGACAACAATGCGGACAAAGGTACTGTACCCAGCATCACTTGTCCCATGGTTTGCGTCAATGCAATTGATTTACTTGCTTCCCAATCAAGATAAGCAGATGTGCCGTATGTAGATGGGTCTCCAAGGCTATCATAAATGGAAATAAGTGGGTTCCCATTAGATGCTAAAGAATTAAAGCTAGTCCACAACAAATAAAACAAAGGCCATGCATCAATGTTTGGTCTTAAAGTGGCGTTTGACGAGCCATTTCCAACGGTTCCCCCGTTCATAGGCAGCCAACCGTAAGGATACAAATTATTAAGGCTTATCCTGATATCGCCTGTTCTTGGCTTTAAAATAACCGCATCAATTTGGTCATATGATGCAAATGAATTTGTAGGGACTTCTTGCACGGGGTTTAAATAAAGCGATGGCAACGTAAATTCAACATCAAAAGTAGCTTGACTAAGTGGCAAGCCAATTTGCAAATACCAAGCATCATCACCCGTGGTTGATGGCAATACATTCAAATTATCAGGGAATATATCGCTGGCACTGTATTTTTCCCATGTTTGACTTAATGTTGCTGTATAAAATGGAACTGGCTGAATGGATGTGTTTCCCGTTCCCTGGAATTGATACAGTGAAAAAGTTATGTGCGAATTGCTCGAGCTTTTTGCTTGAATACTGACAGAAAAAGGCTGACCTGCCAACGTATCAAGATGTAAAGATATCGGAAATTGATAGCATTTTAAGGTAACCCCTGACTCATTGGTGGTGCATGTATGCTGCAAATAATATTCAGGCATTACATCACCCGTCAATGCAGGGCTTGTGCTTGATGGAAACGCTATAAATTGGACGTCTTCCGTGCCGCCTTGCGCGTTTTTAATGTAATTAATGTCAGGCATACTAAAGCCATCGTTTTGCGATGGAGCAATGGTTGCGTAATAGTAATGTGGGGGATTTGGCGTGTCGTTATAAGACAATCCAAAGTCTCCGGTTTGCACATAGCTAACCCCTGATGTTTGGTTTGGGGATAATAAATTAAGTTTAACACCGCCAATATTTCGCCAAAATCGATTGTTTATGATGTAATTTTCGAGTGTGTAAATATCGTTTAAAGGCGTTGGATTGACTTGTGAGCTTAAAAAAGGGAAATACGCTCTTGTAAACTGCAATTGCCCTTGTGAATTATATACCGTGATGTAGTAAGGTTGAAAAACTTCTTCATTATAGCTATCTACCAGCCAAGGATAAAAGAATGGGATAACATCGTTTCCCATGGCATCTTGAATGGTTCCGGCGGCACTTAGAGTCAAAGGATTTGGAAGGGCTATCCATTCGTAATTTCCTGGCGTTCCTGATTGATAATACCAGTTTTTAAGGGTTGTTCTACTGTCGTCTTGATAGCAGGTTACAACGCCTGCAATTAATGGCAATCCATCCTTGCCTACCAATGCGTCTTGTAACGTGGGGCTTGCTATTAACAGCTCTGGCAATATTGGCATGGATAATCCATCATGACTCATGTATATCAGTATAATACGCCAAATATGTTAATATTCAAGGGTTCACCTTATTTGCAAGGACATAGATATGGTTATGAGAGGAAGCAATTTTAAGCAGGTAGAAATCGATTTGGTGGGCTCTTCGGTTTTTGGAAGATACCCAAAGATATCAATATCAAAATCGATCAATATTTTCCAAAGCGATACTTTTATGGTTCCCTACGCAGGCTATCAAATTGCCGTTAGTTCCACGGTATTTAATAATGGATTGCAAGGGCGTGGATTGTTTACAAGTACAAAATTAGATAGGTTGGTTGTCGTTATTGATGCCAATGTTTATCTTGTTCAAATTACTTTTAATCAACGAACGGATAACGTTGAATTTGAAAGTGCGGTTAAAATTGGGGAATTGGCTTTTTCACAAGGCATTGTGTACATCACCGAAAACAATAAGCCTCAAATATTGATTTCTGATAATCAAAATTTATACATTTATGACCAGACTGCAAGCCCATATTTGCAGCAAGTTCCTAATTTAAATTTCACGCCTGGCTACATCACGTTTCACGACGGATATTTTATTGCGGCTGCCTCAAATGATTTTACCTACGGAGTAACGCCTGTTAATAACACATGGCGATTATCTTTGCTGAATAACGGACTATCTACATCGTTATTAAACGCGTGGCCTAGTGATGCGCCCAATGTTGGCTCATTGCAAACCAAACCGGATAACGTGCAAGCGGTAGTGAGGTTCCCGTCAAAAGGTAACATGATATTTGTCATGGGTTCTATTGTGACTGAAGCGTGGTTTGATACGGGGGCGCAATTATTTCCTTATCAGCGTAATAATCAGTTCAACATTGACTATGGTTGTCTTTCGCCTGCTACTGTGGCCTACATGGATACGTTGGTTGTGTGGCTTGCTCAGAATGAAAAAAGCGGCCCTGTGATTATGTATAGTGATGGTGGAATGCCCAAGAAGATAACGACCGACGGCATAGATTTTTTGTTTTCAACGTTGCAAAACCCTCAGGATTCTCAGGGATTCTTGTATCGTCAAGATGGGCACTTGTTTTATCACATCAACTTTTACAAAGACAATTTATCTTTGTTTTATGATTTCAATAACGATAAGTTTTACAACGCTTGCGACCAAAATTTAAATTACTTTATTGCGTCTGAAATTTCATTTTATGATAACCAATATTATTTTGTGACAAGAAACAACGGAAATTTATTTGCGTTTGACACAAGTTTTTTAAGCTATCAGGACGTACCACACGCAGGTTCTACCGATGTCATTAACAATGAAATACCCAGAATCCGAACCACAAAAAACCTTCGATTGCCTTCTCAGGATTATTTTATTTTGAATGATGTGGGTTTTACGATTGAATCTGGCGAGACGGATTACAATCAACAATATACGGGCGATATGTTGATGATTACGCAAGACAGCAATTATCTGGTGACTCAAGACGGTTTTAATATGGTTTATCAGCAACAAGGTCAATTGGACTTACTAACGGGTGCTGTGCCTTGCGTTGATTTATCGGTGTCGTATGACGGTGGTGCGTCGTTTAGTTCGGAGTGGCGTTATGAATTGCCACCTATTGGAAAGCGAAAGAACAAGCTCATGTGGTGGAATTGCGGTGCAGGTAATGACGTGGTTCTTCAGTTTAAATTCTGGAATATGAATGGACGTGCCGTGTTTACTGATGG